GTGGGGGCTGCAGTGGTGGTTGTAGAAGTGGTGGAAGTAGTAGATGTTGTTGTACTACTAGTTGTGCTACTGGTTGTTGTAGTGGTTGTAGGAGCACCTGATATTGGCATATACAAATCTCTGCTACAAACTCCTGTAGATCTTGCAAGAATATTCGTACTACCATCTGGAACCACTGTAGATGTATATCCAGCAAGTAAATCTGTTCTTGACACACCTGTAGCAAATGGTGTTACATATCCATCTGCATCTGAATATAGATTAAAAGGTCCAACATCTGACCCTGCTAATGTTAAAGTTATTAATACTGTATACATTTATTTATTGGTTTAATAGAGTATGTTAAAATTATAACAAGTGTAATGTTGTCCTGCTCCACCTACATTAGGGAATTGCATATCTGGATATGATACAGAAGGTGTAACTTGTGTTTTTGTTAATGCTACAAAGTCATAAGTGAATATAAGTCCAGATTGTGTAACTCCATACATATTTGTTCCATCATAATATAATGCATTAGGAGTTGTATTTAATGTTAAAGCTATCTCTGCTAATAATGTTGTTCCTGAATACAATTGAATCTTACCATCTAATGTACCAGACTTGCTATAAGCAATAACAGTTTGATTGTTATTTGGATTGTATAAAATAGATGTGATGAATGAGTTATCACTAATACTCATATATGGTGTAGCAATGTGTGTAGTTAAATTATACTCATAAATATCTGATACAAGACTTGGTGAAGTACCTACACTATTAACAACAAATAATGTGTTACTATCTTTAAATGCTATACCGTATCCAGCATTAACACTTGGATATGAACCATCCCAAATTGTAAATTGTGAATCAAATGTTATACTAAATGGACTTATTGTATAATTATATACAAGGTAGTTTGAGCAACTATCTATCATATACATTTTTGAACTGTCCATAGCAATTTGTCTAGGAGTACATCCTTGAGAAAGAGTGGCTAGTTCTATATTTGTATGTGTTACAGAATTGTATAGTGATAGTTTCTTTGTACTTTCACGATTTAAAAATATAGAACAATCTGGAACTATAATAGTTGTAGTTGATGATGTTGTACTTGTTGTACTTGTTGTTGTACTTGTTGTACAACTACTTATAATGTCACATAATAACGCTTTAAGTGTTGGACTAGCAGCAATAGCATCTAATACAAAAGCAGGATCAAGTTTACTATCTATTTTTTCAAGAGACACTGTAATTGAATCACCACTTTGTGTTCCAGACCATGGTAGATTTGGTCCTATATATTTTACATTATTAGAATTAGTTTTACAATCGTTACAATCACTATCTGGATGATAGTAAGCATCATAACAAGGTGTACCTGGTAAACAATTCATATTAAGATTTTTAAATTAAGAAGGGATGTACATTATATAATATGTTGCAAGAACAGGTTGTATATTTGGATGAGATGCACCATCTCCAGTGTTATTAACCGTAACTCCTACAGAAGTGTTAACTGTTATTCCTGTATAAGAAGTGCTAGTTTGCACATTTCTTGGATCTCTATTTACCATACCAATACTTCCTGAACTAGACCAACCTTCTGGACTATTACCAGCATAATGAAAATGGCCAGGATCATTTACAATTGATGTAGCTGCTGCTGTAGTGGTATGTGAATGAGCAGGTAGTTGTGATGTAAGAAGAGTGACAGAATTAGCACCATTTGTATCTCCTAAAGCATAATTTGGATTGCCAGGATTTGCAGGGTTTACAGTAGCACTTAATGTAGGTCCTGTAACACCTGGAGTGACAATAGCCCCAACTCCCACTCTCCCTCTTTTATCAGGAGTGCCATTATTACCATTACATAAATATATATTTTGCCACCCTAAAGATGAAATACCTGCACCTGTACCATCAAAGTTAGTGAGAGGTCCATAATATTCAACTACTGTGTAAGGTACCATTTTTCTATATTGTTGTGTACCTGCAGAAATACCATTTAAGTAAGCTTGTATTAAACTATTTAAATCAGCAATTTTTACGTAGTTTGTATTTACATCGAGAGCTAATGCCTCTAAGTCTAAAACTGTTAAACATAATTTATTGATAGTAGCTTGTAAAACATCATGTGTATTAGATGAAGAAGTTACACCAGATAGACATCCTATTGTATAGGGACTATTTAATGTTGTTATTGCTTCTGTGTTAGCCACTGTTACAGCTTCTAAAGAACAAGCTGCTTGTACTAATGCACTTAGTAATTGTACAAGAGTTGGAGTTCCTTCTGGTAAATACTGTGTTACAAGTGTACAATATAAATCTGGATTGATAGTGATATGAATACCAGCCCCATCTAAAAAAGAAACTACAGTGTTAATTAAAGTTTCTTCAATACATAATAGATTAGTAGGTGTTGTTATACCTAATTGAGGAACAGCTGCTCCTGTATAGCTGACACACTTATCTGATGTATTTTCAACACAACCATTATAACAATTATCACAAGACATTTTATATTATTTATGAATTAACACAATCACCCTACTTGCAATCATACTTACAGTGAATGGTTCACAATAAGATGAGTTACAAAGTTTATATGTTAATATTTGTTTATAATTTATTAAATCATTTACTAATTCACCTGATATGTAATTGTTCAATGAAAATACAATATTATTATATTGACTATTTGCTAACTCAGTTAACTTACAGTCAATCTTTTTTAACAACTCAGGTATAGTTGTACAATCAGGACAATCAGTTAATCTTGGTGAAAACATTTTTAATTCTTTTTATTGCTTGTTTCAACTTGTTATTACATGCTGAACACAAACCATTAATTAATTGACATCCGCAGCCTACTTTAAGGCCACACTCTCTGCAATTTGCCATATTAATAAAAATTATTTATGTAATTATTTCCAGAACAACCACAATTATTACTTATAAAATAATCTAATTGTCTGTTAGCTTGTTCATATAATTTATTTGCTGTATCAACAGCACAATTATTTCCTGCAGATACAGCTCCTTGTATCATAAATGCTATACTACTTAAATCCACCTTAGCTTGAGTTCTAATTGGACCATCACACTCCATCATATCAAGTTTCATGAAAGCATTATCATACTTCTCTTGTATCTTATCAATCCTCATTATTGTCTTCTGTACATAGTTTACATTAGAAGGAGCTACAGAATATTTCAATGTATAGATGCCATCTGGAAGAGGTTGAAGTCCTGCAGATGAATCATTTAAACCAAGGATGATTGAGTTATATACATTGAAGTCTTGAACAATAAATGGAATAGAAACAGGATTTGTATAACCAGGTATAGTAATTTGCATTGTAGGAGAAGTAACAACTGGGGGCTGTTGATCATATGTAGATATGTCAGCCACTCCAAGTGTCTTTGTATTAAATGTATTAATTACTAAAAAATCTAAAGTCATGTTGATTAAAATAATAATGCCAGAGGATTTGAGAATATCCTCTCACCCTCTGGCATAGGTTATATGATTAACTACCGTATTCTATTAAGGAATTAAAGTGGTAGTTGTTGATGTAGAAGGCCAAATAGTAGTAGTTGTACTAGTTGTGCTAGTAATAGGACCACTATCGTCTGTTACAGCTCCTAATGCAGCAACCAATACAGTTTCAATTGCTGAACTTAAAGATTGAGGAGCAGCAATTATTACAGTGCTGTCTTCATGTACATAAGCACCCCATTCGTATACAGATTTATCAAGTTCATTGAATTTGATATAATAAGTATCATATGTAGTACCATCGCTTACCCAAGACTCAAAGTTCTCGTTGTAACCAACCATTCTATACAAATGTTTCAAATATCCAGCTTGATAGCTATAGAAGTTCTTTTCTAATTGTTGAATCTCTGCAGAAGTACCAGATGGATAAGAAGAACGTTGAGTGATTACAGGTTCTGCTACAAAATTACAAGCATCAGCAACAATGAAATCTGCTGTAGTTGCAGGTCCACTATATACAAATGTACGGAAGTACATTCTGTCATATTCCCAAGGGAATGCTGCAACATCACATGGTTGACCATATTTAGTTAATGGTTTACCAGAAATACGTAAGATTGCATTTTGATCATTACCAATTCTTTGGAATTGATAGAATGTGTTAAAGCTAATGTTATCAGGGTTGATACCAGGAGCTTGTTGTGTCAACTTAAGAATGAATGCATCAATCAAAGCTGGAACATCAACATCGCTACAAGGATTTTCACCACATGCTAAACATGGTGCATTAACAGTTACACTACGAGTGAAACCATTGAAATACAATGTGTCAATGTAGCTAGAATGAGCACGCAAGGTTAATGTTACCACATCACCTGGTTTTACATTCCAACCTGCTACATCAGTAACTTGGTTAGCAGCAATTGGATTACCAACCACTTTATACCATTCAGTTACATTTGAACCAGTAGAAGAGATCTTATCAGAACGCTTACTACCTTGTAAATATGTGTTTATTCTACCTTGTGCTAAATAGAAGTATGGTTTAGCAGCAATATTACCAGCGTTTGCAACACTGTAATCACTTCTAAAGATACCAAACTGACCAGCTGTTAAGTTTTGTGTAGATCCAGCACTAGGTAGAGTATTTCCTACTGGAACCACAAAGAGCGTGGTTAATGAAAAATCGGCCATTGTGTTTTTTATTTAAATTGTA